TTAAGCCCGTTTTTCGGATGAGAACGCAGAGTGAACGCGTCCGACGTCCGACAACCGTCCGAGTCGGATAGTCGGATAGTGATTGCGCAACACATTCAGGTAGTGGCCCACAATTTCAGGGTCTCTTTCGATCATAGCGGTCTCTGCCAAATGGATGTCCCATTTCAGCAAACCGATTTCCTGATCGATTGCCGCACCAACGCCAGACAGGCTTGGAATAACGTGATCGGTGATCCGTGTGATTTCGCTTTTCAAAGACATCTCGTTAGCGGTTAGCTGGATCTTCTGCATAGCGACCTTCCTTTGGCTTTCGTGCCAGAAGCTAAAATTTAACAAAGTCATTGGGCATTTTCCTATGTTAGCGATCCGGCTTCAATCGCATTGGCGATCGAGCGGAGATTGTGCACAACCAATTCGGGATCTGCTTCGTCGCCCATTTCGCCAGCGTCAATCACATCATCAGCGGCTACATGGGAAAGGGCGTTGGTCAGAACGAATGCGAATTGCTCGATGTTTCCGGCAAGTTCATTGGCCATTTTTCCGCGTAAAACGTCTACGTCAAAGTTGTAGTCACTCATAGTTTTGGTCCTTTTTGTGATGATCCAGTGGTCTTTAGGATTAGTTGGGTTTTTCAATTTGGGCGCAACTTCCGACACAAATCCAAACATCGCCATAATCCAACGATGCGATAAACAGCGCCCCAAGAATAAAGGCCATAATGTTGGGCCGCACCGAACCCCATGGATCAAGCTTTGTTGCGATTTGTCTGGCGGCTTTCGCAATTACTTTATCATCGGAGTTGATGATATTAAATCGCAGGTCGCTCATGTGTCTGTCTCCGATAGGGCGCGGAGGGCGGCTATGCGACCGGTATCGAAATCAACCATATCTGCAAACGTGAACCCTCCTGGTCGCATTGCATCTATTCCAGCCTCATTCATCACCTTCTTTTCTGCAATAGTGGTTTGGGAAAGCAGCACCTTCGCCGCTTCCTGCACTGTCACGGGGTGGGTGGGCGATATGTCCAGCGCGGATAGTATGTGCCGTTCGTGATCTTCATTAGCGCCAGAAATTGCGTCATCCTCGTCTATAAATGACACCCCCCCAAGGCGAGAAGTTATGAAACCAGCCCCATGACGGCGATTAGTATAACCCCATGTACCGAAATCACATTTTACGGAATACGCATCCCCATTGTCAGCCCGCCCTATTCGCACTTCTTGGCCATCGGGTTTATCGTACCAGACTATCGGCTTGACCTTCACCTGATCCTCGGACGCCACCTGACGTGCTTCCAGTTCCTCTACGTCGCAAGCCTCTTCTACGGCGTAGTACATTTCGGAAGCTATTTCTTCGCTTCCTGCACCATTTGGCGTGCAATAGGCCTCAGCAGCTTTGAGAATGTGACAGCGCTGCTTGGCCGTCAGTTTAAACCAATTCAAGATAGGCTTCGTCATGCCTGTTTCCTTTTGGGATCTGGCCGCGCGGCAGCAGCTGCTGCGGCATCGGCGGCTGCTGTTGTGGGCGGGTTGTAGGTCATTTCCAGCGCCGGATTGATGTCGATCTGGTTGCCCATGGCGTCGGCGCGGTCTTTGGCGTTGGCACCACCAGCTGCGGCGCGTGCGTTAAATGTGCGGCGCAGGTCGCGGAACTGAATATCATAGACGGACGGGCAGGATTGCGCTGCCAGCTTGCGCACACGCCGGAATGCGCCGCTGAACTGCGTCAGATCGGAATAGGGTCGACCGGTGCCTTCAAAAAGGCACACGGCCGTTGCGGTGTCGTCATACCGGCGACTGGAAAGCCGCTGCACAACCTCGGGGTTCAATTTCATACTGACGGCGGATCCGTGTTTGGATTGGATCAGCATCAGGCGGTCACCTTCCAAATGCTTCCAGGTCACAGCCAAAACATCTGTGACCCGTTGACCGTGGAAGGCGGACAGCAAGATGGCAGTGCCCACAGACCAGCGGCCCAGCTTATCCGCAGCTGCAACCAGTGCATCCTGTTCGGACCAACTGGCCACCCTGTTGCGTTTTTTTGGCGTAACCATTTGCAGGCGCAAGCACGGGTTGACTGGGCACCAACCTTTGATTTCAGCGTAGGTCATGAGCACAGACATCTTGGCCAGATAGGCCTTGGCGGCGGATTTGCCGGTGTCGGCATAAAGCGTGTCATACCATTCTGACATCACAGGCTTTGTAATTTCAGCAACGCGTGCGTTGCCCCATTTTTCCCGAATGATCCGGAAGGCTAGCACATAGTCGCGGCGGGTGGCGTCTGACAGGCGATCCAGAAAGCGCGGAGAGCGGGTGTAGGACAGGATCAGGTCCGATATGGTGCGCGCCTGCGGCGTTGCCCTGGCACCGCCACGGGCGGCCGCTACATCATCATTGATCTTCTGGGCGCGCCGCACAGACCACGTGGGGCGACTGGCGTCCAGTTCGATTGGTTCAAAGCCCAATTCCCGTGCCGCTGGCGTTGGTTCCCACCACAGCCGCCATTTGCCATCCGCACGCTGGCGCTGGCGCAATCCCTTGGGGGGATCGATGATCGGACCGCGTGTCATTGGCTGTAATCGCCCACACGTTTGAGGGGTGGCAGGCCCTTATTCAGCCGAGCCTGAAACTGTGGGTGTTCACCACACCAACTGTTGGGCAATGCGTGGGGAAATCCATCGTCTGGCAAGGTGGTTTTCACAACAAACCGTGGCGGCTGGCGGTGGCAGCGATTTTTCCCGAAATACGGGCATGTGGAACAGGTTGGATTGCTCATGATCTGGCTTCCTGGAACATTAGCACGTTGCGGGCCTGCATTCCGTTGCGCGGTGGCTGGCCGTTGGGCAGGTTTTTCCCTGCAAAGGCCATCCATTGTTCAACATCAGCCCGGCGCCATTTCATCGGGCGGGTCGAAACAGGCACTGGCCGTGGAAAACCGTGATCACGGATCAGATCTTCGCGGCGGGTGGAGAATTGTGCGGTGCTGCCATATTCGAGCAGATCCGCGACTTCGGCAGTGGTCATGAATATTTTGGCCATCACTGCCCCCGTTCGCTGAAGGGGCCGAAAGGGTTGGCCGGCAGCGGATCCAGTAGCGCAGACAGGACTGCATGCACTTGCGGTGCGATCAACACAGTAATGCCGCCAGAAACGGCACCGCAGGCAAAGGGAAGGAGAAAGTTCATCAAGGGTCTACTTGCCTCTTTGTTGATCCACACAGGCCGCCGCGCTGTGTGGAAAATTGATCGGGAACGGGGCGTGGCCATGTCATACAAAACCGCAATGGCCAGAACCGGCGGCTCCCGCCGGTATTAGTCCTGATCCGGCGCGAACAACTGGATTACTTTGGCCATTTCTGGCCCGACGCCCATTTGTTCAGCGGTGACGGTCAAGTGGTGGAGCTGCTGGTCCTGCCGATTGCGGACAGCCTGCAATTCGGTGACGACGGGCAGCAGCCAGATGCGCAGAACCGCTGTTGTAGCGGTGTTCAGGTCCTGGCCATTAGCAAGGGTTTCACCAATGCGGCCGATCACAGCCAAAGTCTGGTCTGTGATCGGCCGTGGCTGGCGTGGTGGTTCGATAGTTTGGAGATGTGACATGGGGCACCTTTTGGTTATCGGGGCGCAATATCTTGCCCCGTGCCCTTTTAGTTATGGGTGGTTACCTGTCACTGTCAATGCAAATTTAGTAATTTTCACTAAAAAGGTAATTTTGGATTGCTATTTGCATGAGAAATTTGTGATGCAAAGTTTGTGAATACCGCCGACGCTTCACCCTCAAGTAGAATTTCTCTCGCATCTTCATTACCAAAGATAGTATCACAAAGGAGAACATCCACTCGATCACGAACCTCGGCGTAGGTCACGTGATCAGGAAGTTGCACCCCTAAACCCGCCCGTAAAATTTGGCGATATAATGAAAGATACGCTGAACCAACAACGATTTTTTCAGAATTGCTGATCAATGCAACCTCCGCACGCAACGAACCATGCCACCTAAGCAGTAGATACCGGGCATCAATGATACGTACATCAGGGCATTCAGGAGGCTCAGGCGCGGAAGGCAACATCACACCATCAAGGGAGGGCAGTAACCAAATGGACAACTTTTCAGCAAAAAAACCTGTACCAAAGTAAATACCTAATAACTGGACAGCAACAACTACGCCTACCGCTCCTTCAGGTCCAAGCACCCCCACGAGATCCACCCAGAAAGGCTTGACCGCCAAAATCAAAGCAACGATCCAAATCCCTACGCACCCAGCTTTAAGCCGGTCGCGCAGCTTCCACCTCAACTCACGAACTAAACGATTTTTTTCACTGTCATGTTCGCCAACTTGCAATCACTTTTCCTTTAATAACGACACTATTCCCGTCTGCTATCACAGCTGCTGGAATTATCGCCTCCGCTGTCGCGGTAATTAGTATCGGCGCCTCATATCTGCGCAATATAGTTCTTTCAGCGGTGTTTCTTCTATCATACATTCGAGCAATCACTACATCCCCGGATTTAGCTGTGTCTGCTAAATTCGTATCCACAAGTATTCGATCACCAACCACATATCCAAGAAACTGAAGAGCATTTGAAGTGACTGTCCAGACATCCATGCTTGGCCCTGCATTGCCAAATGCCCGGGAAATCATGTCGTTTTTTATCTGCTCCGAAGCGTTCAAATCCAAAAGGGAAACATCACCTTCAGCAGCTACCAAATTAGGTGCAGAACCCAGCGATTGAGGGGCGATCCCAGCTTTTTCCAAAACGGTCTGCAAAGGCACATTCAGAACTTCAGCAAAAATACTGGCCTGATCAAGTGACATTTTCTGCCGTCCAACAAATATGCGCGACACCACAGAACGATCCCGCCCCAAGGCTACGCCGATATCTTCAGCCGTTACTCCGGCGATTTTTTGTTGTCGCTTGAACCACTTATCATCCATCCCCGTCAGGTAATCACTCGTCACTACCAATAAAATGGTAAATTTCACTAAATTAGTGATTGACGTGCACATAATTAGTAGCCCATATCTTGTGCCATGAGTAACCACTTAACACCATTGGAAGTATGCGAGCGCCTGATCGGTTCACTACCGGTTTTGGAACGGATTGCTGGGATGCGCCCTAAATCAGCTTATGCTTGGCGTAGGCCAGCACAAAGCCGTCCTTCTGGTCACATGCCAGCTCTGATCAATGGCAAACTGCTGACCTATGCGCGTGAACACAACATTCCGCTGACGGCCGAGCACTTGATTTGCGGTGCGTCTGCAGTCGAAATCGACGCCTTACTAAAGGACGTAGCCGCATGATCTGCGCTCGCCCCATAAACCTATTCGGGCCTTCCTCGGGTCGTTGCACTGTCTGTCAACGATTTTCGGCCCGCGTATCCGGTTCGTGCAGTGACCGGAGCCAACTGGCGGGGTGCTCAATCCCCGCCCCTTTTATTCCGAATTGCCCTGAGTTTATGACATGGATCAGGGCGATCTTGCGTGTCGTTATAGGCTATACAAAAAGCCTTCCCCCGTACGCAAGCATGGCCGGCGCCGATGGCAGCTGGTGCCGGCCATGACCTATTCCGCCACGCTCGCCCATAATCTGCGGATGTTCAGCTGTGCCATGAAAGCGATATCGGGCTCACTGAACCAGCGGGATCAGTTTGACCTGATGCGCCACACATTACAGCTGCATGCTGATGACCCTGCGCGTGTGGCTGCTGTGAATGATTTCATCGACGGTGTTCAGATCGGCATGGGCTGTGCTGGAACAATTTTGCGCAGCTGGTTGCTTGAGAACGCGCCGGCTTCGTCTGACTTTGATCCAGCCAGCGCCCAAAAGACTGTGGAGCGCTACGACTGGCAGGACCGGAAGGATCTGTCATGAACAGCGGCCCCCGTAAACTGACCACGGCAGATGCCGTTTTGCAAAATTATCTGGCCGTTCTTTGCACAGGATTGGCCCAAGATGATGCGGAAACCGAAGTTTATCTTGGCGAAATCAAGAAGGTTTTGCCCCTCGTAACCCGTGAAGCCTTTTGGATCGGCCCTATGGCGGCTGCCGCAGACATGCTGCTGCTGCATCCGCCCGTCACGGGCAAGCGTGTGGATCCCAACTGGACACGCGGCAAGGCAGATGCCCAGGCCGCGCTGGTTAATTTCTACAAATGGCGCGGAGCTGCTGCGCTGACACAGATGGAAAAGGAGACTTCCCGTGACCAACGCAGTTAAATCAATCACGATCAAAGCAGTAGACGTCGGCTATTTGGTGGAAACGTTTTTCAAGGTCGAGGCCTATTCAAGTAATCGTCTGGCCACAGTTGCGCTGTCATCCAAGCGCGATTTGCTGGACTATCTGCATGTTGTAGTTCCGACATCAAACGATTTGTTTGTCGATCAAGACGATGAACACCAGCCTGAAGCCGAGCCACATGATTTTTCAGCTGTGTTGGACAGCGGGCTGGTGAAAGAAAAGACGCCTGCAGCCGTTCCTGATACGCCGAAGGTTGTTGATCCACAGGTTGATGCCCAAGCGGCTGGAAAGATCATGGAAGAGCTGGTTCCAGTCGACACACCAGCGACAGAAGCCAAACCTGAACCATCCGCTGAAGAACCGCCCAAGATGGCCCCCAAGTCAAAGCCAAACTTCCAGAAGCGTGAGTGGAGCGACGCCAATCTAGCCGAACTCGATAATCTGTATTTCCGGGGCTACAAGGCCAAGAACATTTCGGAAATCCTAGGGCGTGACAGAAAGCAGGTCGCGAACATGATCACTCGTCGCGGACTGGTGGTGAAAGCCAAAAAGAAAGCGGCTGTTTCCGTAAAGGCTGCAAGAACCCAAGCCAAACCTGCCACGCCCACCCCTGCAGCGCCTCTCAAAGCGCACGCGTCCGGGCCTGTTTTGGGCGCGACGATCGGCAAAATGATCCTTCCAAAATCCAAAATCGACGGATGGGCGGCAAAAGATGATCTGCGCATGCTGGAAGCTTTTGCCCGCGGCGTTTCTGCCAAAGACTTTGCAGCGATCGAGGAATTGGAAAAAGACCAGATCGTCACGCGTTACCGCGAACTGGTGCCAGACGCCAGCATCGAGCTGCAAGCCAAAGTGACCCAATACCTGCGCGAAGACCTTAGCCAGGCGGCGTAGGTCCGACTGAAATCTAGAAGCTAGATCAACCCAACCCGAAAAAAGGAAAGAGATCATGGGACACGTAATAATCAATTCAGGCCCTGTAATGGGCGTAAATGCACCGATCAACACCAGCGCAATGGACATTGTCCGGCTTCGCTTCAACCCATCCAACCTCGAACAGGTGGACTGTATCAAGTCCCTAGCAGCTGCCTTGATTTCTCAATGTGAGGCTATCCGCGACGCAGGCGGGCCGGGCGCGCGCGAAGCAGCCAAGGCAATTACAGACGTCCAGTCAGCAAGCATGTTTGCTGTCGCAGCTGCCACCGCCGGTCTTTGAACCCAAACAAGGAACGACAGCCATGAAAGATTCCCAAGCCGTTTTGATGATGCAGCGTTGCGCCCGCGAAATCCGTTCACTGCGGCGCATCAATGCCGAGCTCGCACCAAAGGCAGAAGCTTACGATAACCTGCATCAAGTGCTGAAAATGATGCCGCAGCGAGGCGAAGGCGCTGCTGAAGATCTGGTGTGGGTGCTGGAAAACGAGATTGCAGAAATTCAGACTGCCGAAGCACTCAACCCAACCAAGACCGAATAACCAACTACCGAGCAGTGACCTGGGCACGTCCTTAAACGGCCCCAATACCAAACATGAATACGGGGCAGCAGGTAATGCGCGACTTCAAGGCAGAGACCGCCGAAATTGTAGAACGTCTTGCAGCCCGTGCAGAAGATGTGGCGCGGCGCTATGCGCCGGGCGGCCATGTTCAAGGCACGAAGTATTGGGCTCGGTGCCCCTGGCGCGATGATAAACACGCCAACTCCTTTTATGTGAACATCGCTGGATCCTATCTTGGTTGGTTTTATGACCACAGCACCGGTGACAAGGGCGACATGCTGAAGCTGATCGAGCGGGCCTTGCGCACAGATTTCAAAGGCGCATTGTCCGAGGCCCGCGCCATGCTGGGCATGGTTAACGAAACACCCGCACAGCGCCAGATCCGGATGCGACAGGCCGACAAAGCCAAGCGCGACCAGGAGCAGGCGATGCGCAACGGGGCAGAACGCGCCCAGCAACGCGCCCGTGTGGCGCAATCCGTTTATTTGAATAGCAAGGTTGATTGGCAGGACACGCCAGCCGAATACTATCTGGCCGCACGTGGTATCACGCTGGATCGTCTGGGACGCCTGCCCCATGCGATCCGGTTCCATCCGGATCAAAAGATCAACCAAATCGACAAGACAACCGGTGAAGTGTTCGACGGCAGTTATCCTGCCATGGTCACTGCTGTTTATGGACCAAGCGCAGACGACGGCACACGGCCGAAATTTTTCACAGTGCAGATCCATTACCTTCAGGCCCAACCAGAAGCCAGCTGGTGGGCGCATCACCACCCCGACAAGATTGTGCATCCCGATCCCGCCAAACGCTGGTGGAAAGCCGAGATCCTGAAACCCAAAACGTATTTCTTTGGCGCGCCCAAGAAAGGCGGTTTTGTGCGGTTGTGGACGGGCGTTGGCCCCCGTGGCGGCAAAGGAGCCCCATTAAGCCGCGCTGACGGAACCGTCTGGATCACCGAAGGCATCGAGGACGGATTAAGTGCTGCTGTGCTGGATCCGACAAAGCGGGTTCTGGCCGCGCTCGATCTGGCCAACATCAAAAATATGATCCTGCCAGCCGCGATCAAAACCGTCGTGTTGGTTGCCGATCGGGACGAAAAGCCCGAGCAGATCAAGGTTCTGGATGATGCAGCCGAGACATTCCGCGCCCAGGGCCGCGAGGTTTCAGTCTGGCGAAATAATTACGGCGGCAAGGATTTGAACGATGCCCTGCTGCTGGCGTTGAAGGAAGACCATAGGGGCGCACCATGACCGAAGATCGTAAAAAGCCCAAAAGGCCGACGTTAACTGTGCTGAACAGCGAACTGGATCCGCCCCCACATCAATCCGCGCCTTCAGAGGACACCACAGATCAGCCAAACCCTTTTTTGGACACACAGGACAAGCCTAAAAACAAAGGGGAGATATTCGCCGGATGTCAGGTCCAGGCGCTTGGTGTTCAAGGCAGCACATACTTTTATCTGGACATGTTGGGCCAGTTGCGGGCGATCACACGGCACGACAAAGAAGCAATTAACGGCCTGTTTTCCAGCCAACCGCAACAGCTTTATGTGAACTTTCCCCGATATAACAAAGACGGTGATCTGAGTGGTTGGGACGGCGAAGGTGCCCGAGAAGCAATGATGCGCGCTTGTTCTGAAAAAGGTGTCTGGAACGCCTTTGAACGGGTGCGCGGCCCTGGTGCCTGGCTTGATGACGATGGTGGTATCATCCTGCATTCTGGGGATGGTGTTTTCCGCAAAAACAGTTGGAAAATCACCGGCGAGATCGAGGGATTTGTTTACCCGGCCGCACCGCGTCTGAAGCGCCCGTCTGATTTTGGGAACGATTGTTTAACCGCAGCTGGCGAGTTGATCGACCTTTTGGAAACGTGGAACTGGCAGAATGGCGGGATCGATCCGCAGCTGGTTCTGGGGTGGATCTGTGCGGCCATGGTAGGCGGCGCGTTGAAGTGGCGGCCGATGGCTTGGATTTCAGGCGACGCCGGCATGGGTAAATCCACCTTGCAGGAATTGATCCACGACATTCTGGGCGGCGATGGTGCCAGCCTGCGTGCCACAGACGCGACCGAGGCAGCATTGCGGCAAATGATTGGCCAGAGCAGCATTCCCGTGTGTCTGGACGAGCAAGAAGCCAGCGGCAACAACGCCAAGGTAGACAACATCGTCAAACTTGCCCGTCAGGCATCATCTGGCGGTTTAATCCTGCGAGGTGGCGCGGATCACAAAGGCCAGAGCTTCATGGCCCGCAACTGTTTTCTGTTTTCGTCAATCCTTGTGCCGCCCCTGAAGGACCAGGACTTGAGCCGGATTGCCGTGCTGAACCTGCTACGTTTGCGTAAGGGTGCCATTCCACCCCGCCTGATACCGTCAGAGGTGCAACAGCTTGGCGCGCGTCTGAAGGCGCAGATATTAGCCAACTGGGGCCATTTCAGAGACACGTTGGCATTGTATCAAGCCGAACTGGCCCGCGAGGGCTACACAGCCCGCGCACAGGATCAATATGGCACCCTGCTGGCCATGGCCGATCTGGTCAGCCACCCCGACCCTGCCACACAAGAGCGGGTCGAAAAGTGGGTCGGATCATTGCAAAATGCAGTGCAGTCCCAGCAGGACGACCAGACAGCCGGCTACGAAAAGATGCTGGCCCATTTGATGCAACAGCCCGTGAATACCATCAAAGGCGGCAGTCAGGTTCTGGTGGGCGAGCTGGTGGAAGCCGCCATTCGATCGCCAATGGAAGACGATGTTGATCAACTGATCAGCCCGGACAAGGCCCGACGAGAATTGCAAAGATTAGGCTTGCGGGCCTACGGCGTTGGAGAGGCCGCACAACTGGCGATTGCAAACAGTCACACCAATCTTGCCACCTATTTTGAGACCACACGCTGGAAAGATGGCGTCTGGAAACAGGATTGCGCGCGTATTCCGGGCTTTAGTCGCACCACGCCGATCAGCTACGGCGCAGGCCTGAACATCAGATCCAGCAAGTTCCCACTGGCATCCATACCCCATTTTTTTGCTGATAAAACAACGCCAGAGCCGTCGCAGGCGGCGACGGCACCGCAATCCTCCGACCTCAACGACTTCATGTGAGTGAACAGATGATCTTGACCCCGACCCCAATCCGCGCCAATCTGACCACACCCCGACCCGACGGGCTTAACAAAAATACTCATAGCGCGTCGGGATATTGCAACCAAAGGTTGCTGGCGACAGCCACGCGGGTTCGGGGGAAAACCTCTACACCTCTACAAAACGGGTTTTCCAGTGTAGAGGCTTTTGTAGAGGCTAACACACTAAAAACAAACACAAAATCCGCAACCTCTACACCTCTACAAAAAAAACGAGGTTATACGTGTACGCGCGCATGCGTATACGCGCGCATGCAGGCACGCGCGTGTAAGAAAACATATAAATTCTGTAGAGGTGTAGAGACCTGTAATTTTGACAGGGAAAACAACAACTTAACCTCCACAAAAGCCTCTACACCGCAAAAGCCAAAATGTAGAGGTGTAGAGGTTTTGCACCGACCTATAGCATCAAAACCAGTCAACCCATTGAAAACACATAAAAAATGGGGGTTAAATTGACCAATAAACCAACATTGGCCGAAATTGAGGCCCGCGAAATGGCTGCTGCGGTGGATGAGCAGATGGCAGGCGGTCAGCAGATGTCGTTTCTGCCCGAGGCGCAGGGTGTCCAGGTGCCAGACGGCGTGCGAAAGCCCGGACGGCCCGAAGGTGCCAAAAACAAGGGCAGCAGCCAGATGCGGGATTTTCTGGCTGCTCAGGGCATGTCGATGCCGGAACTGCGCCTGGCCGAGATCGCAGGGCTGAACAGCCGCGACGATGTGGTGATCTGGGCAATGAAGCGCGCGAACCAGCTGCTGGACTGGATGGCCGATGGATCCACCGTGCGGGTGATGACCAAAAAGGCCACGAAAAAGGAGATGGCCAAGTTCGAGGATCAGCCGTGGGTGCCAAGCGCCAAGGACAAGGGCGATGCGTTTCGGCTGTTCTACGCGCAGGCCATGACCGCAGCCAGCGCCGTTCTGCCCTATGTCGGGGCAAAGGCCAGCCCGGACGTGACCCAGAATGTGAACGTTACGCAGGTGGTTATGCCAGGCGCACAGCCCGCGCAGGATCGCGCTGATCCGCGTGTGATTGACGGATCCGCACGGCCTGTTGGTGGTCCGCCACCGCTCCCCAAAGAAACCCAACAAAATCAAGTAGTTAGCAATTCATCCGAAGATCATTCGGACAACGAAAGTCGGACGAAATGACTAAGGCACTGAAAACTATAGGGAAATTCTGGGCGAACCTACTGATTAAAAATCAGTTTGCCACCCACCCCCACCTTGCCCCAGCCGCAGAGGGCGAGGCGCGCGCGCATGGGGGGGGAGGCCACCCCGCGCAAACTCTCCCGCCCCTCTCTGTGAGGCCATCCGACATTTTGGCCAAACTGGCGGTGAAGCTATGAACGGAACGTTTGGAATATTCAGCTGGGGTCGGGGGGTGTGCAGATCGCCGTCTGATGTTGCTGGGGGAAATGGCGCTGCCAGCAACGACCAAGTGGGGTTGGGGGAAGCGGATTACCGGAACATGGGGGCGGATCCGCAGGCAGCAATTGCGAAGCTAACGGGCGATTTTGCAACTGACAAGCCTGAAATTCAGAGTTCTGATTTCCCTGGTCCTGTGGCAGAAGCCGCCTATTGGGATGATGGTTCGATTGTCGGGCTTCAAGGGCCGGTCGGTTCTGGCAAAACCACAACCATGCTGAAGTCCAGAATTCGACGCGCGTGCTATATGCCACGCAGCACGCGGACAGAAAAGTTTCACGGCATTACCGGCAATTGGCGTCGCTACAAGTTGTTGGTGATCCGTGAAACCTATCGCCAGCTGTGGTCCACGACCATTCCCGACTTTCTGCATGTGTACCCAAAGGATATGGGCGAGTGGGTTGGTGGCCGTGGTGGTCCCGTGACATACACCATGATTTTCCAAGACGCTTATGGACCGATCGAATTCATTGCCGAGTTCATGGCCTTTGGGGATGATATCGTTGCCAGTTTGCGCGGTTACCATGCGACAGACATCTGGCTGCATGAGATGGATACAAACCCACAGGACGTGCTGGTGAACGCTGTAACGCGGATGAACCGCTGGCCAGATAAGGCATCCTTTGAGGGATACGCACCTGAATTTCGCGACTATGGCCAGATCATTGGAGACTTCAACGCCCCGGAAGAGGACAACTGGTGCAACCAGTTCTTTGCGGACCCTGCAGAACGGGCGCGGATCGTCAATGAAATGAACCGTTCCTTGTCGATCGAGGCGGAAAAGACGGGCGCGGACTTCAATCCGATCCAGATCAACTATCATCGCCAGCCTGGCTTCGGCGAACCAGGGTGCGAAAACCTTCAAAATCTGGGTGCCGGATATTACCCAACGGCCATTGCCGCGCAAAAGCTGGCTGGACGCGGCGATCTGGTAGAGCGCCTGATCCGCAACAAAGTCACCGTGATGAAGGTAGGCGAACCCGTTTTCGAACGGGAGTTCAACGAAGCTATTCACGTGCGCAATATGGAACCAGACCGCGACCAGCCACTGTTGATCGGGCTGGATCAGGGCTTTCGGGGCGCGGCGGTGATTGGCCAGTTCCATCCGCGTTTCCATTGGCGTATTTTTGCAGAACTGATGTTTCCGGATCGACGCATGATGGCTGTGGCCTTTGCCCGAAAGCTGCGGGATCTACTGGATGAGATTTTCCCTGGTATGGCCGTCGAGGCAGCTTGGGGCGATATGGCAGGGGAACAAGGTAGTTCTCTTGGGGCTGACGAGAATGCCACGTGGAACCGCCTTGTCGGCAAAGAAGCCGGTTTCAAAGTCCGTCCTCAAAAGATCGGCACCAACCGCATCCAACCCCGATTGGAAGCCATTCGTGCGCCATTGGAATATCTGGACGGCGGCGAACCAGGTTTGCTGATCCATCCCCGCTGTGTCCACATGATCCGAGGTTTCAAAGCCAGATATGTTTGGGCTGAAGAAGTCGGCAAACATGGCGAAAAACGCAAAGTTCCCGACAAGTCCCACGTGGAAGCCAACGTGATGGATGCTGCGCAATACCTGCTGTTGTCCAAAGCAAAACCGGACGGCACCAGCCCAATCAGTTCCCGCCAGCAGAATAGCGCCCCAGGTCAACTGGGGCACAACGGAGGACCGCCGCTGGCATCACATGGCGGCCTTCAAACCAACTTTGATGTCCTTAACCCATACGGAGAAACACGATGACCAAGAAAACCGAACACGACCTATCCGCGATCATTACCCGCATTGATACAGGCCGCCACGGATACCTTGAACAAACGCTGAAGGGCTTAAAAAAAGACGCTGGCCTAAAGGTGAAAAAATTGTCGGCCGATCGCACAGAAGTCACAATGGCTGGCATTACAGCACGTGCCGTCGGTGGGGAATTAGCCGCATTGGATAACTGGTCCAACGCGGCGCGCCGCGCCATGACACAGCAACAGGCCTGATCCTATGGCTCCGTTGTTTCAGACCCCACGGCTTGCCGTTTATCCGTATCAGACGCAGCTTGCGCGGTCTGTGTTCGACTTTCTGGATCTGAATGATCTGGCTGAAGGTCGGGCCGTCCGTGGGGATCCTGAAGCAACGGCGCTGGATATGTTTCTGGATTGGCATGGTGCCAATACCTATCGCCTGATCAGCCACGTTATCACCACTCGAAAATCAGGCCGTGAAACACCCTTTGCCGTACTGGGCTTATCCCATACCGGATACGCGGGTGTCGGCCAAGTGGCCCTGCTCGCGCGTCACCACCACTTGTTTGCCCGTCCACTGGCGGAAACCTGCGTACTGGCCCGGAAAAACATAGAGGCCGTTGCCAGGAGGCGCGGCTTAACCCGGCTGGAAGCACGCAGTTGGGCTGGGCACCCGAGCGGCGGCCGCCTGCTGGAAACCATCGGCTTTGCTCTTGAAACACAAATGCCCGGCTTCGGTGACGGTGAAATATTTGAGCAATACGGCCTGCAAATTCCAACCACTTCAACCCAAACAGGAGACTAAAAATGTGCGTTCTTGGTAAACAACAAGTGGCTGCCCCTACCCTTATTTCTGCGCGCGATAACAGTGCTGCCCGAGCGGAGGCATCCCGTGAAACCCGCCGCCGTCGTGGCGCTAGCGCCGCTGCAAACGTGCTGACCAGCCCGATCGGCTTGCCTTCGGGGCGCAGCATGACAACCGAACTGGGCGGGGTGGCAGCGTGAAGATGGATTTAGAACTTGACCTTGGGGTCGAGAATAACCCGTTGGCCAGCAAGATTATCCAGCGCTGGGATGAATTGAAATCCGAGCGGACGCAGGATGAACAGGATTGGAATGATCTCGCCGAACTGTTACGCCCGCAGCGGACCGGATTTTTGACGGCCAGCCCCACCCTTGCGACCCGTCACAAGGCATTAGCCAGTGACCCGATCATGGCCGCGAACAACTTTTCGGCTGGTCTCTACGGCACTCTGATCAGCCCCACAAACAAATGGTTTGATCTGAAATCAGCAGATCCGGAGTTTGCCAAATGGGGCCCGATGAAACGCTGGCAAGACATGGCTTCAGACATCGTGCTGCGCAGTTTCCGACCCTCTGTCAGTAATTTTTACAGTTCGGGCATTCAGTTGTTCACTGACATTTCGGTATTCGGAAATTCGGCACAATACGAAGAAATGCAGATTGGCAAGCAGCGCATTCTGGACGTCACCCTGTCTATGGCCGAGATCTGCTATGTGATTGATGCCCACGGCGAAGTCATTGAGGTTCTGCGCAAATTTGACATCACGGGCACATCTGCGGCCGACATGTTCGGCTATGACAACCTGCCAGAGAAAATGCGGGACAAAGCAGACAAAGGCGGGTTGGAAAAGTTCCCGTTTTATATGCAGGTCAAACGCAACAGCAGCTGGCAAAAAGGCCGTATTGGCCCCAGGGGTAAACGCTGGTCCAGTGTCTATGTTTGCGAAGTCGGCAAAGCTGTTGTGCGGCGAAAGGGGTATGATGAAATGCCCTTTAGCGCCGCGCGCTATGAAGTGGACACTGGTCGTACCTACGGCACCGGCCCAGGCTATATCGCATTGCCAAGCGCACGTGTGCATCACCAAATGAAGGCCGCCAATTTGCGGGCCGGTCAGAAGGCTGCAGATCCAACACTTTTGGCCCCTGACAAGGATGCCTGGGCTTTGAACGGTTTAGCACGCCCGGGTCATACGATCTATGGCGGGCTGGACTTTCAAGGCCGGAAAATGTTGCAAGGCTTGGACAATTTCGGCGGCACTGGCCTGTCACTGGAAATGCAGGCCGGAGAACTTGAAGCCATCCGCGAGGCGTTTCACTGGTCCCTGACAAACCTTGTGGGGCGAACCGGCATTGGCCCGATCGAGGCGCTGGAAATGCAAGAACAGCGTTTGCGGCTGCAAGCCCCCCATCTGGGCCGGATCCAAGAGGAATACCTTGCCCCTAAAATCGCCCGTCGTTTTGCCATGATGTGGAAGGCCGGACAGATCCCACCTCCGCCTGAAGGCGGCGATAACGTTGGTCTTGATGTGCAATATACGTCCGCTGCTGCGATGGCGCAGAAAGCCGCTGAAGGTGTTGCGGCTGTGCGTATCATAAACGATCTTGGGCCATTGGCACAGTTGGATCAGGCAAAAGCGCAGCGCGCTGCCGATCGCATTGATGTGGACGCATATGTGGAAACACTGGTCGAGGCCCGAGGCGGTAAATCCAGTCTTTTGATCGACCGTGAAGTCGCGGATGCAGCGGCCGCTCAACGAGCACAACAACAGCAACAAGCCCAGATGATGGAAATGGCGCAGGCCGGCGGCGGTGTTTTGAAAGACGTTGCACAAGCATCTGGGGCATTACAGCAATCGGGCGGACCCGAAGGTGGCACCCAATGAATATTTTCGACCGGTTCACTCTGCTACGGTCCACAATCACCGATCGTCGTATGGCCGGTGCCGTGGCCGCCCGCTGGTCAGGCGTTGCTGCCAAAAATCCGGCATTGGCTGAAGACCTGATCCGGATCGGTGGGATTTTGGCAATTCAGCCCACCGAATATGAAAACGGCGTACCCAAACCCACGCCAATTGACCCCGTGCGTCTGGCCTATGACCAAGGCCGGCGCGACCTAGCGCTGCAACTTTTGGCGCTGATGAAAATCACCCCTTACGAACTATCCCAAATCACGGAGTATGAAACATGAAACCCTTTTTCCTTTCGTTCTGGACTATGCCACTTTGGGCGCCAAACGACGGCGGCACCCCTCCCCCGTCAGCCCCACCTGCAGGAGACCCACCAGCAGGCGAAGGCCAGACCCCGCCAGCTGGCGACCCACCTGCAGGCGAAGGCGACACCCCGCCAGCCGGAGAGCCCCCAGCTGGAGAGCCAAAGCCAAAGTGGTTTGAAGGCGACCGTTTTAACGAAGATCAGCGTGCCTATCTGAACAAACGCGGGCTGGATCAAATGGATGATCCACTTGATGCGTTGCAAAAGACCATTGAGGCACATCGCAACCAGTCTAAAGTTATGCGGAACGGCGAAGAAAACTATCTGGACAAGCCTGCTGCAGATCAGGCGTTGGCAGATTACCGCAAGGCCAACGCAGAGATTTTCGGTGTGCCCGAAGCGCCAGATAAATACGCGCTTGAAAAGCCTGACCTTCCCGAAGGCATGCAATGGAACGCACCGATGGAAGAGGCGGCACGGAAAATGGCCCATGATCAGGGTTGGTCACAAGAAGACTTTGGCAAAGCAGTTGAGCTGTATTCAAAATTTTCGGTGGAGGATTTTAAAACGGCAGAACAGGAATACGCTGAAACCAACGCCACAATGATGGACGAACTCACCGCGAAGTGGGGCGATGCAAGCAAACAAAATATGGCTCTGGCATCCCAGGCAATGGATATGATTGCCCGTGAAGCTGGTCTTGGGAATGATGAAATCGCGCTGATGAGCCAAGCATTGAAACCAAAAATTGGCGATGCGTCCACCATCCGGATTTTTGCCAAGCTGGGGGAAATGATGGCGGACGATAGCATGCCTGGCCTTGGGAACGGATCACGAGATCTGGGCCTGACGCCTGAAGCTGCGCGCCAGCAACTTGAAACGATGCAGGGCAAAGATGGTCCATACGGCAAAGCTCTTGCTGCTGGCGACAAGGCCGAAATGGCGCGCCTGAAACCACAGCGGGATCGGCTGATAAAAATCATTGCCGGCTAACGGTAGCTTCTACCCCATTGTGGGGGCAATCACTCTGCCCCCACAAAATGTGCTTGACTTTGGAATAGAACTTGGAGTCAAAGTAATTTCATAATTCCGGCTTACCCACGTTAATTGGACGTGGCCCGGTTGGCAGGCGGCGAATAAGACCCCCGATTAGTCCCCGTAAGGGACAGGCTGGGCCAGGCATCGCGATCCTGCATACCCCTCCCGAAATCATCACACATCGTTGTTATTTTTTCAGGAGGACAAGCATGTCTCTCGATACCAAGGTGGAAGACCACCACAAATTGCAGTTTGGCGAGAACTTCAAACTAGCGACAGCCTATGAAGGCTCAAAACTGCGGCCATTTGTGACCGAACAACCCTGTTCTGGCGAAGGGGCTGTTGCCGCCGATTTGATTGGCGACATCACCTATATTCGGCGTTCTGGCCGTCGCCGGTCTAATATTGAAAACGTTCCCGACAGAGAACGTCGTTGGTTGGTTTACCGCGACCCGATCGAAACTGGTCAATATCTGGACAAGGTGGACAAGTTCCGCCAGATCGATGATCCAACCAGCCAATTGATCCGCCGGCACAATTTGGCCATTGGCAAAGGTATCGACGATACCATTCTTGGCCTGGATGATGATGGTGCAGTGGACTTTGGTGGCATTCTAGGATCCGCCACAGAAGGCAAACGCCCAGGTGCGACTGTCGAATTGCCCAGCCAGTATCGCACTGTTCACGGCAGTGCCGGCCTGACAATCAGCAAATTGCGCGCAGCACGTAAGCGCCTTGGCTTGTCCGAAAATGATTTGTCCCGTGTTGCTCCCACAATGGCAATCACCACGAACCAGCACGACGATTTGCTGGGCATCGTGGAGACTGCCAGTGCCAACCTGAACATGCTGGAACAGCCCCACATTGTGGAAGGCAAAGTCACACGTTTGATGGGGTTCAACTTTGTTGAAATGAACCGTCTGCCAATTGCTGGCGGGATCCGGCAGTGCCCTGTCTGGTTGAAGGATATGATCGTTCTGGGCGTTTGGCAGGACATCAAAACCAACATGTGGAACGACACCCACGCGGCCAACACCCCATATGCCCACGCAGACGCAGTCATGGACTGTGTGCGCGTCGAGGATCTGGGCGTGCATGTTTGTGAGTGTCAAGAAAGCTAATCCGGTGGCCGTCTGTCACCCGGACGGCCTCTGAAGGAACCTAAAACCACGGAGGGCTTTTTATGGCCATTGTAAGCAACATTTCTACCCTGTTCCGGGATGAAGCCGCTGGCGGCGCTGTTCCGGACGCAACACGTACTGCAGCACGGAGTTACACCGCGACGGGTACAATCACCAATCTTGCCGGTGATCTGGACACATCAAAATACAAAATCGCGTCCATTCCATCAGATGCAATTCTGGATGATCGCACGATTTTCGACGTTGAAAACTGGGGCTTTGCTGCGACGCGCATTGGTACGCTGGATGACGTTGACGCGCTTGTATCAGCGACAACCAGTGCCGCCACGTCCCAATCCCCTGTCGCTTTCGGGGATGCCAATCACGACAAAGAGCTTTGGGAAGTTTTGGGTCTTGCTGCCGATCCAGGCGGCAATATCACCTTGTATGCACATGGGATTGCAGATGCTGCTGGCGCCGGATCGATGCCGTTCCGGATCGTCTGGCTCTACCGATAATCCAACACTCGTGGCGGGCTGATATCAGCCCGCCAATGATCCGCCACAAAAGTTCCTGAAGGTGTCCCTTGGCCGAAACAATTGCAAACAATTCGATCGTTGCGCAAGCGTTCCGACTGATGGAACAATCCCCGATCAGTTCGTTGGGCGATGAAAGCGATGAAGCGCAAGCGGCCGCAGGCCAATACCCGACATCCCGCCAATCTGTTTTGCAAATGCACGATTGGACCGCAGCGTCCGAGCTGAAAAAATTGCCCGTGGTCGCATTGGGCCCAACAGAACTGGCAGATACAGACCTGCCATATGCCTACAATGTCCCGTCTGATTTTTTGCGCCTTCAAGCTGTAATACCCGATGATGTGAAATTCAGGCTGGACCGCAAGTATTTACGCGCAGACCAATCTGGGGGTCTGACTATTCGGTATACCGTGGATTTGACCGCCGAAACCGAAATCCCACCCTTGTTACGCACTGCGATTTCCTACCGTCTTGCGGCAGATCTTGCCCCGCAGTTTACAACCAGTGCAAACCGTGCGGCGCGCCTTCAGACTGAATTTGAAGCCGCTGTAAAAGTGGCTATGCGTGCAGATGCGCGCGGTGCATCCCCCCAACGTCACGACGGCTTGATGGATGAGGGCGATTGGGTGGGGTGGGCCACCCGATGAGAACAACACCAGCACAGCTTTCATTTTCTAGTGGCGAAGCAACGCCACAAATCCATGGCCGGCCAGATTATCAACGATACCAAACCGGTGTCGCATTGGCGCGGGGCTGGATGCCTTTGTTGCAGGGGGCGATGACCAGGGCACCTGGTACTTTGATGCGAGGTCAAACGCGGGCCGACAAGAAATGTCGAATGATCCCTTTTCGCTTTGAAAAGAATGACACTCTTTGGCTTGAGTTCACGCCGTTGAAAATGCGGGTTTGGCGATACGGCGCGCTCGTTGAAAAAAATGGTGACGTCTTCGAGCTGGATCACCCCTACCATTCTGCTGCGTTAACCCGCCTTCGTTGGACCCAAAGCCGTGATCGGTTGTATCTGGCAGATGGTAAGAAGCCGGTTCAGGAACTTTCGCGATTTGCTTTGGATGACTGGAGCATCAACGATTTAAAATTCAACTTTGGACCATTTGACGACATCAACGACGATGAAACGATCAAGGTGCAAGCCAGCGCCGAAACCGGCACAGTCACACTGACAGCAACCGGTGGCGATGTATTTGACACCAGCCAGATCGACAGCCTTTTTTACCTTGAGGCTGAAACGCAAGCCTCTGTTCAGCGCTGGGTGGGCAATCAAGGCATCTCTGTCGGCGATCGGATGCGTTATGACGATCAGGTGTACGAGCTGGTCGAGGGAAGCACTTCCGGTGTTAACCCACCTATACATTCCCGTGGCGAGGATCAGGTAGGCGATGGCATTGTCTGGAAGTATATCTGTGGGACGTCTGGTATTGTTCGCATCACAGCCGTTAACGACGCCCGTGAGGCCACTGCTAAAGTCACGCAACATCTGCCGCCGGACGTAGTTGAGAGCGCGACATTCGTTTGGGCACAATCTGCGTTTTCCAATCAAAGCGGATATCCCAAATCTGTTTTAAACGCTGGCCGACGTCTCGTTTTGGCGAATACTGACCAACACCCCAATCGCCAATGGTTTTCGAAATTCAGCCGATTTCAAAACTTTAAGCCAGGTACGTTGGCAGATGATGCCTTTTCCTATGATCTGGATGAAAACGAGAGTTCCAACCAGATTTTATGGCTGGCCCGAGGTCGAAAGGGCATCCATATCGGTGCCTTTGGTGAAACGTATCTCGCCCAATCATTGAACCGCGGGGAAGCGTTGGGGCAACTGAACCTTGACTATGACCCCACATCCTCTTTTGGCGTGGAAGAAGTTCCACCTGTTGTTTTGGATGGCCGCCCAATATTTGTTGCACGCGGTGGGCAACGTCTTGTCGAGCTCATTTATTCTTATGAACAGGAAGGCGTGGTTCCTAACGAACTGTCTTTGCCCGCTGAGCATTTGGGTGAACCTGGTTTCCTTGGTTTGACCGTGCAGACCGCCCCACACCGATTGATCTGGGTGCGTCGCGGCAACGGTGATCTGGCGATTTTCCTATATAATCGCGAAGAAAAGGTTTTGGGATCTTCGACAATCCCGCTGGCTGGTGGGTTTGTCGAGGACATCTGCGTAACGGCCACGGAAGACGGCTCCAAAGATGTGGTCACGCTTATTGTGAAGCGGACTGTCCAAGGGAAAACCCGGCGTTTCATTGAAGAGGTGGCAGAGATTTTCGGCGCGCGACCAGGTCTGCCGAGCATTTCTGAAGCTGAACATTTCTATTGTGCCAAAACGTTTGTCTCTGAAGGAACTGGCGAAAGCAGTTTTGACATGAGCCACCTTATCGGAAAAACGGTGGATATCTGGACGGACAAGGGTCCATTCCCCGCGCAGCAAGTTCCCGCCAGTGGAATTGTCACTTTAAGCGAAGCCGTAACCCGTGCGCATATCGGGAAATTTGATGATACGCATCTTCTCCGAACATTGCCTGATGCTGCTCAAGCCCGTGACGGTTCTCCGATCGGGCGCAATCAACAATCCAAAGCCTTCGGGGCGCGACTGCACCAAACCGCTGGCTTGGAAACACGCGTTCTGGCCCGCAGTTTCGGCAAAGAGGACAAAGCCAGCAGTTGGAAATCCATCACAGAACAGGTTGTGCCGGCTGATCTGAACACTGGTTACACGGGTGTCGTCAAGGTTGGTCAACCGTCAGGGTGGGGCCACGAAATCCAACGCGAATATCGTCCGGTTCGGGGTGCCCCGGCCACGGTTCAGAACCAAATTCCTTTCATAGAGGCGGCAACGGGCTGATGTGTGAACCGGTAACAGCTGCACTTTCAACATTATTTGCAGGCGGTGCCGGCGCAACCGCCGCTGCCGGCGCAACAGGCCTTGCAGGACTTGGTTCGACCATTTCCACCATCGGTACGATCGCGTCTGTGGGTGGTGCATTGTACCAGGGCATTTCCAGTTACAAGGCAGGAAAGGCACAGTCTGAAGCCTATGCGCAACAGGCGGCCACAGAACAGGCTATCAAGGCTGATGAAAGTGAACAGTTCCGCCGTCGTATGAAAGCGGAAATTGCCAAACAACGGCTGGAATTTGGTGCGCGCGGCATCGGATTGGCCAGCCCAACAGCAATCGCACTTGGGGAAGATGCCGCCAGAGAATTGAGTTTTGGGACACAATCCATTGTTGAACAAGGCACCGTTCGGGCCGCTGAATTAAGTGCCGCAGGCAAAGCATCCAGAGCGCGCGGGCGCACTGCATTGCTGGGCGGCGGCTTTTCTGCCGCATCTAGCGTTTTGAGTGCTTCAGCAGATCGGTGGCAAAACCTTTATGGTGAAGAAGTTGACGGGATGACAACCTGATGGCTGATATCACCATACCACAGGCAGGCCAAATCAGACGTCGCGCACCAGATATTCGCGTTGAAGCTGACCAAACAGGTGGAGCCGTTGCACAGTTTGGTCAAGTCCTTACGCAGATCGGGCGCAAGGTAGAAGATGATCATGCCAATGCACAGTTGGATCAGCTGCGTTTGGACATGCAGCGAGATTTGGCCGGGCTGCGTCAGCAGTATGACAACAGCAGCGACCCCACAGAAATTGACACTGGCTGGCAAAGCGGCGCGGCGGAAATACATGACAAGTATTCCCAAATGGCAGTGTCGCGGAACAAAAAAAAGATCGACCATTTTTTTCAATCGGTCAGCGATCGCCACGGGTTGGCATTGGGGCAACGGTCGATCGACTTGCGTCAGGATCGCGATAAGGGGGTTCTGTTGCGGGCTGAAGATCAGGCTGTAACGGATGCTGCTGTCGCGCGAACGCCTGAAGAACGCGAAGCGATTTATAACACATACGACGATCAGCTGGCAGATATGGCAGAACGGAATGTCATTTCTGCCGAAGAAGCCGTGCGCCGGGGGTTGGCAAATCGCGAGAATGGCGAACGCGCCTATGTTCGCGGCCAATTGCTGAAAGACCCAGAGGCCTACCTGTCGTCCAGGTCCGAAGGGTTGTATGGCGAAATTGACCCGGAGGTTCTGCAGGTCTGGGATGCACAAGCCCGCGCAAAAATTGCAGCGGATGCAAAAGCGGACAGTGTAGAGGCGGATCGGCAGGCCCGTGTTCTGAATGCCGTTATCAAAGAAGAATTGAAAGGCATCACCACAGCCGCACAAGAGGGCCGAATTTACGAAGATGAAGCCGAGTTTTTGCAGGATCCCAATGTGCGCGCGCATCCTGATTTTTCCGATGCGGTTTTGGCAATTGAAACTCGCAACTATATGCCGGATTTCACAAAGTTACCGGCACGCGACCGGGCGGCGGTGATTGCCAGTGAACGCAAGAAGAAAGTTTCGTCAGCCTATGAAACCAAGCGGCTGATCGCACTGGAAGCATCCAGCGAAAAAATAGCCACGCGCTGGAAGGAAGATCCGATCAATGCGGCCCGTGATTTCTTGGGCGCACAAATTGCGGATTTACCAGATCCCAAAGACGGTGATCCACAAGCCATGGCTGCTGGATTGGCTGCTAGGCATCGGGACGTTTCGGCTTTGTATGATGCCCACTATGTGGAAACACCGGAATATTTCACCGATTTAGAGCGTGACAAGCTGCTGGCCGCTGCTGATCCATCGGCCCCCCCCGAGGACCGTATCGCCCTAGCTGGCGCTATTGTTGCAGCATTTGGCGAAGATGCACCAGAAGCCCTGAAACAAATCAAGGCTGATGTGGTTTTTGAACACGCTGGCGGCTTGTTGGCTGCAGGCGGCAACCAGGACATCGCCACCCGTATTTTGCGCGGACAACAGGCCATTGTCGGTAAGACGGTCGAACTGCCAAAGAACGACGAAAAGATGACCATCTTGCATGGCCAGCTGGCTGATTTGTTTGAAGGCCAGCCAAAGATGGCCAATCAAATCACCCGAGTAACAGATGCTTTATATGCGTCACGGGCTGTTGCTGTGGATCCAACAAGTGACGAGGCGCTGGACACCTACCGAGCTTCTTTGAACGAGGCTTTGGGGGGCAGTGTCAACAGTACAGGAGAACAGACTGGGGGCGTTCAGGAATACAATGATCGCCTAACGGTCCTGCCTTTGGGGGTTTCTGTTGAGCAAGTCCAACGGGCATTGGGCGCTCAGCGCATAGCAATGTCTGGGTCACATGCAAAGACAGATGGCAGTGGCAGGGTGGTCAGCATTGAAAAAGTTGAACCTACTGGCGCCGTGAATTGGCAATCTGCCAGTGTTTCTGGTGGCCAGCCAGAATATGCTGGGGGCGACCTTTCGCTGCAAAAGCTGAATGACCTACAATTTCGGGCCGTGGGTGATGGCGTTTATGAGCTTTATGTGAGCACCTGGCGCGGCCCGCGAGATGTCACTGACAGTGTGACCGGGGATCGGTTTTTACTAAATCTGCCAGCCTTTTTGAAGGCTGTGGGCCAATGACCTTTTTCCTTCCCAAAACGGTCAAGCCAAAGGCACCCGAAAACCCCGCCCCGCGAGATGATGCCAGTTTGCCAGAAGTTTTCGGCGCCGGATGGCGCGCAGAAACAATTGAAACAGATGCTTGGGGCCGGCGCCGCAGGGAACAAGAAACGTATTTTTCCGATATCCGCGAAGAAATGGGCGGCGATTGGGCCAAACAAATGCAAGGGTTCAAATTCGATCCAGCAAATCAGAATAGCAGCGTTGCAACACAATCAACACTCTACGCTTTGCGAAAGCTGGCAAAGCAAGATCCTGAAAAATGGGGTCGTTATCCCCAAACGCCGGATGCGATCGAAGCGACAATTACACAACGCCTAAAGGCGGAGTACGATGATGCGATGGAAACGCTTGGAATGGGCGGCCGTGGCAGTTCAGTTGCGGAGTTTTCTGCCCGTTTGGCCCGTGCCGGCACAGATGAAGTTGCCGTAGCATTATTGCCATTTGGTGGCCCAGCATCCGCGCCGATCCGTAGCATTTTTTTGCGTGAGGCTGCATTGGGCGCAGCTGGTGAAGCACTGACTTTGCCAAAACAGTTTCGCGTCGCAGACGAATTGGACCTGCAGCGGCCCAGCATTGCTGTACAATTGGCGATGGGCGCATTGGGGTCCGGTGTAATAGGCGCTGCTGTGCCTGCAAGTGGCAGATACCTGTCCTATCGTCGTGCGAAGAATGACGCACGCAAAGCCACAGATGTTGCCCATGCGGACGTCGTAGATCGGGAAGCTGGCATTGAGGACGCAACGGACCGCATCAACGGTAGAGACACCCCACAGCTTCCAAAACAGGTTGCCTTGCCAACAGGTGGTCCACAGGACCGCAGATTTCTGGATTTCATTGCAGATGCTGAAGGCACTTCGGAAACGCGCGGCGCCCGAGGCTACAATGAAACACTGGCTTATGGCAAATTCACCAACGGAGACGTCGATCTGGTCAATATGACTTTGAACGACGTCATGGCGTTACAGGGGCGCATGCTGGCGCATCCTGAAAACCCATTCAACAGTTCTGCCCTTGGTCGCTACCAGATCGTTCGTAAGACGTTGCGTGGTTTGATTAAGCAGCTGAACCTGACTGGCAACGAGTTTTTCAGCCCTGCCCTGCAGGATCGTATGGCCCTACATTTGGCACGCGGGCGTGGCAGATCCCCCGGAGCCTTGCGCAATGAATGGCAGGGGTTCCAAAACCGCAATGACAAACAGATCCTAGATGCGTGGGATCAAGGCATTTTTGATGCGTCCAGCCGTCCGATCAACACGGGTCCAACGCGTCGAGGATATACCAGAGGAGATGAAGTCAGCACCGGCACCGGCCGCCGCATTTCCGTCCAATATGAAGTGGTGGATGCCAGCCTGTTGCAACGGGCGAGCGGTGATTTGCAGCCACGCGATCGGACGCGCGCGGCCAGCGACGAACAGATTTCACAAATTGCAGCCAGCCTGGACCCTGAACGCCTGATGCCGTCACCGGAAGCTGACAGAGGCACGCCGATTGTAGGGCCGGATAATGTGATCGAGAGCGGCAACGGCCGCGTTGCCGCCATAGAGCGGGCGGCCGAGTTTCATCCTGACAGGTACCAGGCTTATGTAGATCGTTTGCGGCAGGATTTTGACGTGCCTGACGGTGTTTCTACACCAGTATTGGTGGCGCGTCGGACATCAGATTTGGATGGTACGGCCCGGAGGGATTTTGTGAATGAAGCAAATCAATCCACGATCGCACGCATGTCATCAACTGAACGTGCTTCAGCCGATGCCCGTGGGTTGAATGACGATGTTCTAGCAGGGTTCAAGCCAGGTTTCGATTTGAACAGCGCCGAGAACCAACGTTTCACCCAAGGTGTTTTGGCAACCATACCGCAGGCGGAACGCGCGGGCCTGATCACGGCGGATGGCCGACTTAATGCTGAAGGCATCGGTCGCGTGCGTGATGCCGTTTTTGCACGTGCTTTTGATAACGCCCAGTTGTTGGCCAAGTTTACCGAAGAGGGCGGCGCTGATCTGCGGGGCATAACCGAGGCACTGGCGGACGCAGCGCCAGCCTGGGCGCAATTGCGCAGCGATGTGGCCTCTGGCTTGGTACGGCCCGAATTGGACGTGACAGACAACCTGATGGACGCTGTGGCCACAATTGCAGAAGCCCGCGCAACCGCAGCCCGCGAAGGCGCGCCTGTTTCGACAGTCCTCCGCGAGTTGGTTGAAAACGGAGATCTGATTGACGGGCCTGTGGATCCCGTGACGGCCGGCCTGATTGACGTGTTCTATGCGGGGAACCGCGCCCGATCAAAAGATGATGTGAGCACCATTCTGCGCGATTACGCGGCAGAAGCCCGTCAGGTCGGCAAAACAGATCCGTCGCTATTTGGTGACGCCTTAAACGTCAGCCCCCAAGAGGTTCTAAATGCAACGCAAATCGACCCCAACAGCCGCCGCAATTCTGGGCAAAGTGATGGAACATCACGGCAAGCGCCTGAAGGACAAAAGCCTGACCAAATCGGGCAAACATCTACAGTCCCAATCAGTGACGCGCCCCAATTCGAAGGCATAGACGTCGAGGGCATTGCCCCAGATGGCTTTGCGGCGGGAGCTGAAGCCGACGCAGTGCAGCTTGCCGCAGACCAAGGCATCGAAACTTTACGCGCGGACATTGCTGCAGCTGGTGATTTCGATGTGCCTGTTGGGGATCAGGTCGTGCGTGCATCCAGCCTTTTGGACGACATCGAGGCGGACGGCGAGCTGGCCCAAGTTCTGAATTTGTGTAACCCGAAAGGCGGCGGAAATGGCTGACATGTTCCGATGTATCCAAGAAGCAATTGACGATCGCATGCTGGACCCCGCGCGGGGCAAACTTGCGCAAGAGGAATTTTCCCAATTGGTGGAAAATTACCAACGCAGTTATGATCCAACCACGGCCGCAACAATGGCGGCCAAAGATCTGAAAGAAGCAACCACTCGATCAGCGCGATCCCGCCGACATGCGGTTATTCACCAGCTGCAAACAATGCGCCGCAATCAAGCTATGGTCGATGCGGCTGACGATCCTGCCGAGCTTTTGGTGCATGTTTTAAACACGGTTGAAGGCAGCAAGAGCACCGCTGAAAGTGTGCGATTTGTGCAAGATGGGTTAGAGCGCCAGTTCAACGGGATGCTTGGCAAGTTCCTGTCTGCAACCAGCCGCAATCTTTTAGGAAAACAGCGCAAGCCTGCACTGATGAAGGACATTGTGCGCGAGCTGTTTGGTGATGCCTCTGGCGACGGTGTCGCAAAGGAATTTGCAGAAGCCATTACAAAAACCCGCGATCGCGCCCGTGCCTTGTTCAATGCCTATGGCGGAGATATTGGCACGTTGGACAACTACGGCGTAATGCAAAGCCACAATCGCAACAAACTGGTAAAGGCAAAATATTCAGTTTGGAGCAAAGCGATCCACGACCGCCTTGATTGGGCCCGGATCACTGATCACAAAACAGGCAAGCCCTTTGCTTCAGCTGGAGGATCCCCCAATCCGGGGCGCGCTGACGAATTTTTGCAACTGATCTATCAGAACATCACTACCGAAGGCTGGATCAAACGTGAGCCAAGTCTGACCACAGGCGGCAAGGCTTTGTACAACACGCGTGCAGACGCGCGGGTGCTGCACTTCAAATCTGCAGAAGATTGGCTTGGTTACAATGCTGATTTCGGGGACGGTGATCCCTTTTCCGCGATCATGGGACAAATCCACGGTATGGCCCGCGACATTGCCATGCTGCGCGTGCTGGGACCAAGTCCGACTGCCGGTCTGGAACATTTGATCCAAGCCGCAACCAAACGGGCAAAGACGGCCGTTGACGCCAAAATGGAAGCAAGGATTAGATCTAAAGCTAAAACCGCGCGGGTGATGTTGAACCATTTGACAGGCAGCGCCAGCGCGCCCGCAAATCAGGCTTGGGCGGGTTTCTTTGCAGGCGTTCGGGGTATTCTGACATCGGCACAGTTGGGCAGTGCCATGTTGTCTTCAGCAAGTGACATGGCCACCATGCGCGCAGCTGCGCAGCATGTTGGAATGAAGCCGGCAAATATGATCACGCGGGCAGCATCCTTGATGGCCAGTCATGCCACCCGCGATAGCGCCGCTGCGATGGGATATGTTGCAGATACGCTGGCCAACGCCAGCAGTGGCGCAAACCGATTTCTTGGTGAAGTCTGGTCGCCCGAAATCACTCAGCGTCTGACGGATTTTGTGATGCGCGCCCAGGGGCTTTCGTTCTGGACCGACATGAACCGGGTTGCCTTCCAAATGGAATTTAGCGCCCATTTGGCCCAGAATGTGGATCGCCCACTGGCCGACATCGATGCACCTTTGCGCAATGCATTGTCAGCACGTGGGATTACGCCTGAAGACTGGGATTTGCTGCGTGCCGAAAGCGATGCCCTGTTCTCTGCCCCAAACGGATCAAAGTTCTTAAGCCCGTTGTATTGGCTGGAACATACCGCCCTGCCCCGCAATCAGGCTGAAAACCTTTCGATCCGGTTGCAATCCATCATCCAGGAACAGATGGAATTTGCAGTGCCGAGCGTGAACCTAGAAGCCCGGGCAATTCTTCAAGGTGATGCCCCTCCGGGGACATTCCAGGGCGAATTAAGTCGATCCACGCTGATGTACAAAAACTATGCTCTGTCGCTGACAATGAACCAATACCGGCGTGGAATGTCCAAACCGACAGGATTGTCCCGTGCTGCCTATTTTGGCCAATTGATTGCCGGGCTTACTTTAATGGGTGCCGTTGGCGTTCAGCTGAAGGAACTGGCCAAAGGCCGAGATCCGCGTGACATGACGGACCCAAAATTCTGGGCGGCCGCTGGGTTTCAAGGTGGCGGCTTCGGGATATTCGGTGATCTTGTGTATGCAGAAAGCAGCCGCGCAGGCGGCGGTCTGGCGGAAACACTTGGCGGTCCAGTTGTAGGTGCAGCCGGTGATGTAATCCGGATCGGTTCTTCTAACGTTGCACGAATATCTGAAGGCAAAAGCCCAATGTTCGGCCGCGATATCACCAACCTACTCCGTCGCAATACGCCAGGTACAAGCATCTGGTTTGCCCGCACGGCCCTGGATCGAGCCGTTTGGGATCAGATGCAGGATCTTCTAGATCCCGAAGTCGATCAATACCGGCGACAGGCAGAAGGCCGGCAACAGCGCAACTATGGCAACAGCAGCTGGTGGAACAGCGGTGACATCCTGCCAAGCCGCGCACCCGATCTATCAAACATTGCAGGTACTCAATGACACAGGAAACCTTTGTTCCAACCCCGATCTATTACATCTCTGGAATTGGTCCTTATCCGGTTGAACATCCATTTCAACAGGACAGCTTGCGTTTGTACTTGTCCGATAGCGTGGCTGAAACAGAAACTGCGATCGACATCGCGAATTTTACAGTCACGCCGGAAGCTTCTCCGGATGAAAATGGACGCGGTGACGTCTATCTGGACAGCGCTTTTGCTGCAGAAAATGACGGTCTGCAACTGGTCATTGAACGCGCCACCCCGATCGAGAACGGCTGGGAGGGCGTCAGTGGCGCCCGTGAAGCTGGACTGGAAGCCCAACTCGACCGCCTTACCCAAGCCACCCAAGATTTAAGCCAACGCCTCTCTGCCGCTGCCGGCCAACCCCGCCCCTATGTGCCCCTGTCAGGTGCTGTGGATGTTGATGCGGACAACACCGACGATTTCATCACCGCGTTTGAAGCGGCTTTGCTTTGAGGAACCCTGAATGTCCGTAAGATATACAAAAGATCAGATTGACAGCCTTGCTTCATTTATTGCGGCAAAGATTAAGGATCGCATTGGTGGGTTCCGAGTTGATAGCGTAGCGGAACTTGTCGAAAGTGAACGCCCATCGCAAGGCCTTGGAACACTGTGGTCAGCTGGTGATATGTTGTTTCAGGAAGCTGGGCCTTTAGCAGTCGATCACCACTTAACCACGAGCAGTGGCGTGAAGCTGTACGAAGCCGGAGCAAAGTATACTGCTCGATCGCGGTTCGTGCAGGCGGTTGCGCGCGAATTTCCATTTACCACCAATGAATATGTTCACGCTGAAGGTTTTTGGTATACCTACGATGGTGGCGCGCACATTGTAGATTTGGATGGTTTCAGTCCGGCGATCTCAACCGTCCTTAACCCAAAGCAATTTGCTGCACGAGGTAACGGGATTGCTGATGACCTCGTTCCAATCAAGGCGATGTTGGCCTATGGTGCAACGATCGCCGTAATTGCTTACTGGTCACCCGAAGGAAAAAACCCTGCCGAGCAGCGGATCATTTATGATTTTTCTGGCAGCGTTTACGCAGTCAGTGGAGAGATCCTGCTCGAGGCTGAAAACAGCTACAGTCTGATTAAAAATCCCCAGATCATTGCAATCGCCGGTTCGTGGAGCACGACAGGCACAGACGTTATCCAGCTGAAAGCGCCTGGCTCGGACTTCACCGTCAAGCTGGACAGTTACATTTTCAAAATGAAGGTCGGCTGTGGCTACGTGACTTTCCTTTACCCTGATTTGAACTGTAACGGCCTGTGTGGTGGGATTTTCGCCCGTGGTCGTGCCGTGGTCTATCGCCCTGACATTCGCCGCATTGGGTATACCCACGGCGCGCTGGAAGGTTCTGTTGGTATCTGGGCGGCTCTGGGTGACGTTCATATCCGCGATGGCTGGGTTGGCCAATGGGATCAGTCGGACGCGGAGTATTTCGACAAGGATGCCTATGGTGCGATCGGGCTATACACAGCTGACAGTGATATCACCGTCATTGGAACCAAATTCCGTTGGTCCTATGCGAACATTGTCCTTTCTGGGACAAATCACCGGTTTGTGCAGATCCACTCTTTCAACGGGATGCGCAGCTACTCATGGAGTGAGCGGAACGCAGCAGATGCTGAAATGCTGGACGAGTATTTTGGCTTTGACACATCAGCCTATAACTTCCCCGTCCGGACGTATCACAGTGGGGTCCATGCGGTTGCCAAAACATTGGAAAGTGCGAACAACAAATTTTCAGATAGCACATTTGAAGATTGTTACTTTGACAACTGCCATATGGAAACAGAAGCCGATGGCGTGGTGTTTAGAAATCCAAAGCTAGGCGCAAAACCAACGTCGAGTTTGTCAGCGCCAGGCGCGGCTTATATTGATGGAACACCAGTGTCGCCAGAAGGCACAATCGACTATTGGTGGAACAATCACGCTTACGAGGACAATGCAGTTCCCCGCCTGGCGGTCTATGGTGTTCAGCCCTATGTTGAAGGCACCGTAAAAAAAGCAATTAAGTGGACCGATACGGACGATTTCTCATGGGCCAAAGACGGGGCCGCATGGGAGGCTCTGAACGATAACTTGATGGATGAAACCCATGGCGATGGCTTTCGCATGGGATCGGCGCACACCAATCTAAACACAGACAATTCTCGCGCATCCGTTCTATATTACAGCCTTGGCGATAATTCAGCTATTCGCTTTGCGGATGATGCAACCTCGCGGAATGTGGCGGGGGATGAGCTGGATGCGTTCACGCTCATTGGCTCCACTGGCGATCATCTGAAACTTCGGGCGTCCATGGGGTCGGTCTATACGGGCAACGTGCTTCCTGCACTGCTCGGGAATAGCGCCAATGGCTTTGTTGTTGGATCAGGAACCAGCGGAGTTGTCGCCGTTGATGATGATGCTGATGATCTGATTATCCAGAACGGCAGCGATGCCGGCATTTCGGTTGCTGTTCCGCGGGATAACGATGTTCGTTTTCGCGCGGTCACACGTAATGCGGCGGATGATGGCGACGAAGTTCGTGGCGAGTTGCAATTTGATACAAGCGAGGATCTGGTCAAACTGAAGGTCAACGAAACTGATGTTGCTGACTTCGGGCCCGCAGGCAAAGCCACGAGTGTAAAACCTTACTTTGCCGCGCTCATCGCTCAATCAAATGGTGATGGCAACCAGTATGCGTCCGGTGGGAACATGGAGGCGAACCGCCATTGCTATGCGTGGGATCAGGACAGCAGCGGCAATCCAATGGTGGCCGGCACGCAATTCCTGCCTGCTGAAATCGGAACCGCGCCTTACAACAGCACGGAAATCGGCACGGGCGATCCGGTGAACTATTTCTCGCTTCACACGATGAAGCACATTCAGGAAACGCGCGGGGGTGAAACGTATTTGGTGCAGGTCGCGCAGGGGTCAACGCCGATTGAGGCATGGATGCACGACGACGATTTGGCGGCCAATGGATGGACTTTGGGCGGGTCATTCCAAGATCTCTACCCATTTATGATAAACGCGCTGACTGCTGCTCGTGCAGACGTTCCAGGCACCCCAGATTTCCTAGACCTGATCATGTTCTGCCACGGGAACGCCAACTCGGATGATAGCGCGGATCTGTATGCGTACAAAGTGCAGGTGGTTCTTGATCGTCTTGTGACCGAAGGTTTTGCCTCCTACGAAAGTACCAAAGTTCTTGTGGGCGAGTTGGCGCACGGAAGCGCGGCTGATACCTACAAAGGGACACGCCAACAAAAGGCACTGCGGCGGTTGGCTAACAACCCTGACAAGACGAACAAATTCGACGTGGGGATTATCCCGACACGGGGGCTGAATGTAACCAACTCAACGCCTGCGCACTTCACCGGCGAGGCGCTGGTGCAGCTTGGGTATCGCTATGGCCGTGCTGCTCTTGCGAGTGAGGAAGCCCCAGACGATTACAGCGATCCGGATCGGTTTAACCCAAACTATGGACTTAACTGGGCGGTTAAAGAAGCCTTTGTACAGAACCGCGAACTATTCCGCCGCCCGCCTGAAAACTTGGGCGATGTGCCTGTAACGACCGAGAACAGCCACGCCGTTCTTGGTACATGCTACAAAGCTGCGGCAGGGGATGCGATTGTTCTAAGTGATCGGCTTGTGCAGCCAGTTCCGCAAGGCGGGGTTCGTATCTCTATGGAGGCAGCTGTGGATGGCGCTTCCAACGAGTCTGATTTCACGGTCTGCGTTCATCAGTGGGATGGGGATGGAAACCATGTCGGCCTTCTGAACGTACCCAATCCAAAATTTGTGACGGTTGTTGGCGATACAGGTCGGCAGGTTATCTCTAAGACCTTTGTTAATCCGCTTGGCGGTGTGGCTGGTGACGCCGTGTTTGCTGACGATGCCCGTTATTTTAGCGCCTGCTTTCGTGCGGGCATTCTTAGCACGGGTGACGACAGCTATTTCAACGTTCTGGGCTATGATGCTTTGCCAGAGACCGATCTTGCGCCTATCTTCGATACCCGCGAAGCCGCTGAAGATGCGGTAATTGGGGCGAAGGTAAACCGTATCGGGGTCAAAACTCCCACTGGTGATATCCTGTGGCATAAGCGAGACGTACTGACGTTATATCCTTCGCTTAATACTGGTGGCGGTGCACAGTGGTCGCCTGATGGTGATGTTTTTGCTGATCATTGGGCGGATAATACCACGTTCGGCACGACGGATATGGCGGATGCTATTATCGCAGCGGCATCTTATGCTGGTTCAACTGGTTCGCCAGCGCAGGGCGCGCAGAATGTCAACTTCTTTGGGTGCCAGTACCATGTAAGCAAAACCGTCCCTATTAATGACAACTTTGTAACGCTGGTAGGGCAAGGCGCTAGGCCAACACTCATTTCTTGTAACGGTGATATTGGCGATATTATCCATTTCACTGCCGATGATCCTACCACAAACAGCTTAGGGTCTGTTGGAATGCGCAACATTGCTATCCGTAACTTCGCGGACAGTAACAGCGGGGCAGCTATTCGATTGACTAGAGTCATTCATTGCTACTTTGACAATATCAATATCGAGGATCACTTTGGCGGTATCTTGGTTGAGGGCGGCATTGACCACTACTACTCCAACATTCACATATTTTCTGATCGCCTGTGGGGTAGTGTAAAAACGGGTTCTTACTTATGGAAGTTCTCAGAAGGTCCATCTGCTCAACAGATTACCCCTGCCGACATTTTCATCACCAACGTAAATGTGCGGTCTGCTACTGGGAACTTCTACATTGAAAATGGTTTTGTAATTAACTGCATTGATGGCCTTTGGATTAGTAATGGTCACGCCCTTTCTTGCGATAAATCCGCTGTTCATATCGAGCCGGTAATTACAGCGCTTTCCACAGGGGGAACTCAAGTTACTGGATTGATGTTTAGTAACTTCTGGTTTGACACAGGTTGCACTTATGGCTTGCGGATTAAAGGCACCACAACAAAAGGTTTCGGTACGTTCAACTTTAGCAATTCGCAGTTCCTAACTCCTTCCACATATGGAGTTTATGTCGAAAGCGGTTGTAACATAAAGAATGTAAACTTTACAGGAGGTTGTGCATTGAAGGCTGGGTCGGCTGGTATGTACTTCGCAGGCGGGCAAACCTTTAACGTATCAGGTATGTTTATCTCTGGGAATGGTGCCTCTGGCCTATTGTCAGGGATCGCCTTGGCTGGGTCTGTTACTGATGTGTGTATCTCTGGGAACACTATTGGGGGTGATTTGCCTGGCGGAACTTCGACCACACAAACACGAGGGGTATATGTTAATTCAGCATCGGTGGATCGTGTCGCTATTACGGGGAACCAGTTTTCAGGGCATACAGACGCATCTATCAAGGACGATCATTCTGGCACCAACAAGGTTTATTCTGGCAACAGCGTGGATGATACCTACACAGGCATCACTGACGTAGGTGGGTCACTACAATTGCCCGCTTACGGTGAATTTTTCACGGTGAATAGTTCCGTCTCTTCTATCGCCAACCTAATACGTAGGTTTGACCGACGTATGATTACGATCATGTTTACAGCCGCTTGCACTGTCACGCACACGACAGGTCAGTTGGAACTTAATGGCTCGGTTAATTTTGTGGCGGCAAACAAAAACACACTTACGCTCGTGTACACTGGTTCTTACTGGGTCGAGGTTTCCCGAAAAACCTAACCCCCCAACACTTCTGAAACTTCGCTGCGTTCGCGCGGCAGATCTCTATCCCCATCAGGAAAGGATACTGAATTGGATATAAGCGAAATTTTACGCGAGTTTTGGGCAATCATCATTTCCGCAGTTGCGGTCATTGTCTGGATCGTGCGGATCGAGGCTAAGGTGATCACCAACTCGCGCGAAATCCGGCGTGTCTGGCTCCAACGCCGTGAGGATCTGGAAACTGCGGAACGGTCGCGCAGAGAGACCCACGAAATGCTGACCGTCATTCAAAACGATATCAAAACACTGTTGTTTCGTCAGAACGGAGGCTCTTGAAATGAGACTGATCCCCAACGCAAAGCGCATTGCAATCCGAAGCCATTCTATGTGGGCAAACTATCTGGGCATTTTATGCCTGGTGGCGCCCGAGCTGATCTTTTGGCTGTTCGAGCGGGATACCAACCCGCGCATCTGGTGGATCGCCGGTGTGACCCTGATCGCCTATGGCATCTTTGGCCGACTGAAAGACCAGGGCATTGGCGACAAGCTGCACTCGCCATTTTCAGTAACGATCGCGGCCTTCCTGCTGGCAGCTTTCCCCATTGTGTCCCAGTGGGAGGGTAAGGAAAACCGCGCCTACCTCGATCGGATTGCCAGCCCGCCCGTCTGGACCGTGTGCTACGGTGAGACACGCGGGGTAAAACAGGGCGATTATTATTCCGATGCGCAATGCCGTGTGATGTTGGAACGTGGTCTGATCGAATATCGCAACGGCCTGCACCTGTATTTCACAGACGAAACAATCACACATCGCCTGACAGCCGAGCGGGACGCGGCCTATGTTTCGCTGGCTTGGAATGTTGGAATGCGCGGCGCTGGCAAATCAACCGCCACCCGCCGCCTGAACGCTGGCAATATTTCTGGGGGCTGCACGGCCCTTACTTGGTGGAACCGCGCTGGTGGGCGCGTGGTGCGCGGTCTGGCCCGCCGCCGCCAAGCTGAATACGATCTTTGCATGATTGGCGCGGCGTGATGATGAAATACATCGCCATTGGCGCGCTGGTCGCCCTTCTAGGGGTGTCAGGCGCTCTTTGGTGGCAGTCCGGCAGGGTGAGTGCGTTAAAGGCCGACAATGACCGTCTGACGCGCAATGCAGAGGTTCTCAATGATCAGATCGAGCAAGCCCGACTGTCAGCCTCCGTTGCGGCAGCCTATGCCGATCGGGAACGCCGGTTAAACGCCGATGCCAACGCGACGATCGAGGCCATCCGAAACCTTAAACTTGGGGAGTGTGCCGATGCGCCGCTTGATCCTACTCTTGCCGATCTTATTGGGCGCGGGAATGTGCAGTCCGAAGATTGAATATGTGCCGGTAAAGCCAGAAGTGCCAGCGGATCTGCTGCGCCCTGTTCCGATATCAGCACGTAAAGCTGAAACCTACCGAGATCTGGCCGTGCTGGCCACCGAGCACCTGAACAGCGCCCAGACCGCCAATGCAAAGATTGCAGCCTTGGCGGTCATTTTCGGACCTCAATAAACGAAACGTCACACAGGAGAATGAAATGGCGGCTTACAATGGAATAAAAGACCTTGAAAAAGGCGTATGGACACAATTGAACGCTTCGGAAGTAGATGCAATTTTGTTCCAAAACAGAGGCAATAGCGTTGTTGAAATCTATGGGACGCCAACTGATACTGCGCCTGAACTCTCAATCGTTGGGATTGAGTACGTGCCAGGCACTGGCGAGAACATGACGCTGGCGGATTACTTCAAAGGTGTAACCGACCCGAAATATCTATGGGGATTGACCAGATACAACGCTGGTAAGGTGTTTGTGTCTCATGCTTAGTCCTTTTGGCGCGTGGCGTGTTTTTGATCGTGGGATGCCGTCAGGCGGCGGTACTCCTGAAAGCCCCGTCCTGTACGCACAGAATTTTGAAACTGATCGGAGCGCGGATTTCAACGACACAATGACCCACTACTCTGGCGAAGAATACCCAGAGGACGATTACCCAGCATGGCTGGGAACCTCTGGCGGCGGGGCTATGGCGTTCGGTGGCGGGGATGACTTTATCTCGTCTCGCTATATCGACGTGGATGCTTACGAGGGTATGGTCCCAGAAATATATTGGGTCATGGATAAAAATGACATTGGGGGTGATGGGTACATCACTGACAACTTGGTGCTGCGTTTGAAGTTTTCTTACCTCAATGCAGGCGGGTCAGAGATTTCCAACGATTATCTTGGCGCTCCTGATTACGCTGGGGTTTTCTACCCTGACGCATTACCTGCCGGAACTGCAACTTTGCGGATATACTTCGAGCGTAGGGTGAACCTTACGAACCGTATGCCGATGGTTATTTACTTCTTGCAGGTGCGCGATGTGACAGAGGGGGCAGTGTCGCCTATCCCTAGTAGCCCACTGCGTCTGCCTTGGCCTTGGCCTGTTCTGGCTGCGACTGGTGAAACCATTTCGAAGAACTACGGCGGGACGTTTGACGGCGCTGTTTCCACGGTTGGCGTTGGTGATGCCCCTGCTAATCTTGGCTTGTCTGCGGCTGGCAAGTCGATAACTTTCACACCAACAGAAGCGGTAAGCCCAGCCGAGCCGTGCTACATCACAGCGCAGAACGGTGACACGCAAGGTCTGGCCCCTGCGCAAATATACGTTATGGCCGAAGATGTCAGTGCAATGTCATTGCGGGCGCTTGTCCACACAATGAAAATGGAAGCGGGTCATGCTCTTGTGGTCGATCCTGTTTATTACGTTGAAGGTGGTCTGTGGCCCTATTCGGTGTCGATCACGTCTGCGCCCTCTTGGATGGATGAACATTCCAACGGGGTTCTGACGGGCGTTGCGTCTGGCACAGGGGCGCAGACAAGCGTTGTCGCAACGGTCACGGATGCGCTTGGGGATACCATTGAAGTGACCGTACCTGTGGAAATCATTTCCATCAGCCGTGCAAGCCCAACGGCCCTGAACACTGGCGGTGATTTGAAAGTTCTGTCTGGCGTTCATGAGAACGAAGACGAGGGCGTAGGGCCAAAAGTGTTCCAGCTTGCCGATGGTGAAACCTACACAAGCGGGAATTGGTTTAAGGTCAATCGCGGTATGGGCAACCCTGTTATATTCATGGGCCCAGACACAGGCATGGCCTACATTGACCCCGGTATGCTGAACCAGTGTCACGGCCTTTGGTTTGAGGGCAACATCACCTTTCTGCGCACAACCCTTCCATCGGGCAACGTCCAAAGCAGTCTGTCAGAGCGCACCGATAATGACTGGGGCTTCTCTGCCCTGAATAGCGTCTACTGGCCAACGAATGGCGAACCACGGTCCCACAACCGATGGACGGGAGTAACGTTTGAGGGCTACGAAACCGACCTGTCAAACGAAACGGGTTGGATGATTACCTTGGATGGTGAAGGAAACCTTCAGTATGACGCGGGCGGCACACTACCAACGACAGGACCAGAGTCTCGTGGCGTCTATCGCGGCGGGATTGAATTATCTACATTAGGTGTTGCTCAGGATTGCGAGATAAAATCATCCGCTCACCCAATTCGACTGTCTGGCCCGCAAAGTCTGGCATTTAACAACCGCCTAAGTAGAACGCGCGTAGATAACATCCGCATTCACGGGGCTGACGGTTGTGCAGTTATTGGAAATAGGAACGCACAATCCGGAACCGATACCCGTACAAATTGCCGATCTGACGAACATCAAGACCATATTCAGTCGGTCAACGATAATGACACAGGCGCGGGGCTGCGCTGCGTGTTTGTTGATAACTTCCTGATTGATCTAGGATGGGTTGGCGTTCAAGCGATCCAGCTTAATATGGGGTCGGCTGGCAGTTATGATGACGATGGCGACCCGCGCGGCAATGCCTACGACTGGATGCTTAAACGAAACGTAATGACCGCAAGCCTTTCCAACGGGGTAAATCCGCAAGGCTTCATTGCTTCAATGTCAGACAACATGATTGTGACCGATCCTGAAACATTCGATTTGGATAATGCCACATATGCAATTACCCGCCGTGATGGTAACTCTATGGTAAACATATCCAACAACGTGCTGACGAACATCAGCGCTGACACGTCTGTATCTGCATGGACGCTATCGGGTAACTTAGTCTTTGCTGGTCCAGAGGCTACCGATCTTGGGGCAACCTCAATCACGGATATTTTTCCAAATATCAACACGGTCTGCACCTACAACGATCCGCGCGAGGCGGTGGAGAATGGCGCTCCTGCGTCTGAGGCTCGTTTCTACAGGAACAATTCGGCAGGTTATACCCAAGGGGCCGCATGGCTGACAACGGGGTAGCCCTCTCCCGGCTGTCTCTCTCCTATTCCCCCGCTGGCCCTGTGTCGGTGGGGGGGCGGCAGAACAGTTTCTGCACTTCTATGGCCTCTGTGATCTTGTCGTATGGGTCGCCATAGATTGTCAACTTCGCCGCGAGTTTGAGGCATTGCAGGGAAAGCCAATCTCTCAT